ATGAATTTTAATTACTCAAAGGATGGAATAACGGTTGCTGCTATGCTGGACACGGGACACCCGAGAGATGGGGGGCGATTTTCTGTTCGTGTTCGTGTTACATATCGACGCAACCGAAAGTATTACCCGACTGGTAAAGCGTTGACGCCGGAGGAGTGGAACGCATTACCGACAACTCGATCCCGCGCATTGCTTGATGTACGCGCAGATATAGAAAACAGTTATAGTATTGTTCTTGCGGCGGCCAAAACTATTGCCTATACTGGCAATTTCTCTTTGGAGGCACTTAATGAGCGATTGAAGGGGGCGGCATCCGATACTTTAAACACGATGTTTAAAGCCAAAATAGACGAATTGAGGAAATCGGGACGCATCGGCACCATGTTGGTATATGACAATGTGTTAAAGGGTGTCGAACGGTTTGCCGGGAAAAATGTGCTACTTGAGGCTGTAACTACAAATTGGGTGCGGAGGTACGCAGACTTTCTCCGTAGTGAAGGTAAAGCACAAACCACAATTTCAATAAATCTACGCCACCTCCGCGCGCTCCTCAACGATGCAAAGCGCTTGGGAGTGCTCAAAGAATCGCAATACCCCTTCGGTCGGGGGCGGTATGAAATACAGGCCGGCGAAGGGCGCAAGTTGGCTTTGTCGCAAGAACAGATAGCCACCATAGCTAAATACGAAGACGGTACGCAGGCTACGGCTAAATACAGGGATTATTGGTTATTCCTCTACCTATGCAACGGAATAAATGTTGCCGATTTCGTGAAATTGAAATATAATAACATATCCGACGGGGAAATTCATTTCGTGCGTCAGAAAACCGAGTTTACCACCAAAACCCGTAAGGAAATAAGTGTCGTTATAACCCAACCTATGCAAACGATTATCGACCGTTGGGGAAATACCCCCGCCACCCCGAATACATACATATTCCCGGTGCTGGACGGTTCCGAGGATGCTATTCGGCGAAAGCAGAAGACCCAGTATTTTACGCGAGCATTTAATAGACGAATGGCTGAGGTGGGCGAAAGGCTCAATATCGGGCGCATTTCAACATACACTGCTCGTCATTCCTTCGCCACCGTATTGAAACGATCCGGGGCGAACATTTCTTATATATCTGAATCGCTCGGGCACCAGGATTTGAAAACTACGGAAAACTATCTTGCCAGTTTTGAAAAGGAGGAGCGCACGAAGTGGGCAGAAATATTAACTAAATTCGAGTGAGTATGGATATAGCTACAATTACAGATGTTTTGGACTATGTGCGTAAATGTTCTAAACTTGTGAACGCATTTATTATAGGAATTATAAGGCAAACACAAGCCGATGATCTTACCAAACCAATAGAAAATGTAGAAAACTACGATTTTTCAATAGATGGACATATAGATTTACGCCTTAAAGCATTAAATATTATAAAATTAATCTCGGACGATAAACGGGAAAAAGTTGCAAATTTAATTTTTGAGAATTATAATGCTTGTATTAATTATGAAGTGAATGAATATGTGCACCAACTGCGAGCAGATAAAAAAGAAATATTTTGGCGGGAAAGGTTGCGGGACACCTATCCGGCTATATTTGATTCAGTATTTTCTGCTTTAGTATTTATTTATAAAATTCATGATGTCATAACCGAATGGGTATGCGATGGGGTTGAATGCTACCAAATTGGGAATATGTCAAGCTTGTTATCAGGTGTTGGATTCAAATGCAAAAATCCTTATGTTGTAAAATCAGAAAAATTGTTAATGGCACCTAAAAATAGCTATTATTTATCTAATAGTAAAGGTATAAAAGATATATATTTATGGCTTATTGAATTAGTTGATTTTGTTGCGTATGATGGAATTTTAGAAGGGTCTAATATTCCAGATGATATAGATCGGCATATGTATGGATTAGGACGTAGAGGACATATTTATGGAGAAGAATATATAATGGCAACAAATGCTATTCTAACAAGAATGGATCAAGCAGCACGAGAGGCCGTAATATGTACACTTATTCAGTATGGATGGCGCATATTTGGCACTGATGATCGTTTAAAGCATTATATCAATCATGAAAAGCGTATCGCAGAACAGTCGGAAAACTTCAATAATATTTCATCAGAAGAAAATTATTTTTGGGAGGCAATTTCAGCATTGGCGACATTTTATAGCGGTATTGCGGAAGTGTGCATTAAATATAAAATTTCGGATATTAAAAACGACAAGAATTTACAAAGGTTTTGCCACGCTATTTTTAGTTGGGGTAAAGATGCTGGAGATGAAGTTCCCGAAACCCCTATAAAACGAGGACGAAGGTCGTGCCGCGAAATGGCATTGAAGGATTATTTTACTTTAGACGCAGATATTGAAATTGAACGAATTGTAGAAACTATTGCGATAAAATCAGGTATACCTCGCAGTAAAATTGTAGCAGAAGAAATAATGAGACTAAAAGAAGAAGGTAAGATTATAGAATTAAATGGCAGATTGAGCGGATTTATTAACCAATTAAGAGGCATTATACCGGACTTACCCACAAGGCAGTCAATATGCCAATACTTGCCCCCAATGTAAAATACTTTGCAATTTTTTGCAACTAACAAGAGAAGCGCCTTTGCACCTACATGCAGGGGCGTTTTCAGTTGCAAATATTATTCCCTTATTATTTGCAATTTATATGCATTTTTTGCAAATAAAACATTATGCACCTTTGCATTGTGGTCGATCACGAGCCCGGACGCGGGCAAATTTTGAATTTTTAAAGCCACAATGTTATGGAAGTACAAACTCCGGCAACAGTATATGTTGCATCATCAGAACAACTGGAAGGCTTGATCTTAAAAGCAGTCCGCACCATTATCCCAGAGCTGGCAGGTTATAAGAAGCCAGCCGAGGAAGCATCCGACACCTTGACAGCCGAGGAGGCGATTGTCTTCCTACAAGCTATGGGATACCCGACTACTCTTTCCAATCTCTATGGGTTGACATTTAGAAATGCGATCCCCTATCGTAAGGTGCGCCGGCGCCTTGTGTTCTCTCGCACGGAGCTCACAAAATGGATTGAGGCAGGCACTTTGCGTCCCGAGGAACAGCGGGCGGCCGCAGCATTGCGGATCGCACAGTCGGCAAATAACCAGCAATAACACCAGGGCTATGTATGAAATGAAGATCGCCGCCGGCGCTCGAAGCGAGCACGCAGCGGCAACCCCTGGTGTGGACACCAGCAAAGATACGCAAAAAACTTTAGCGTTCCATCAGCAGCGCGTCTATAATTTACTCCAATCAGGCAAAAAATATTCTGCCGCAGACATTTCCGTCGCCCTACGATTATCCGATCCTCGGAGTTGCATACGCGATTTGAGGGCCAAAGGCATCGACATCCTCGATGAATGGGTGCCCAGCGAGCACGGCTCCCAATTTAAACTGTATTTCCTTCGGAAGGAGGCCGACCATGAAGCGTAATAGTTTTATTTTTTATCGCTCTTTTCGGGGTGCGATGGAAGGGCTTGCACCCGTTGACTATCGGTTATTTATGGATGCGGTTGTAATGTATGGCCTTGACCGTATCGCCCCCGACTTGCCGCCTGATCTATCCCGTATTTTCTATGATTATTGCTACCCTCAACTTGAGGCGGATTGGGTTAAATGGGAGCGTAAGCAAGCCCGGAAAGGAGGTACACGATGATCCGCGACACGATGGTCTATTACCGCTCATTCCGTGAATCTTTGCGCGAATTACCGCCGGATTTGTATAAGGTCGTATCGGAAACGATATTCGACTATGCTTTTGAAGGCATTGCGCCTGGAGCGGATAGCAATGCAGTTGCAAAGGCGTTGTTTATTGCGATCAAGCCCGTAATCGATAACGCACATAACCGATACGACGCCTGTGTGGAGAATGGCCGAAAAGGTGGAGCGCCCAAAGGAAGCCGAAATAACCCAAGTGGCAAGGCGGGCGAACCTAACCAAAGACCTAACCAAAGACCTAACCAAAGACCTAACCTTTATAAGGATAAGGATGTAGATAAGGATAAGGATGTAGATAGTAAGGGGGATTGTAAGGGGGAGCCTACGAATGCAGAAGGTAACGACACTTCGGTAACGACGAGCGCGGACAAGCCGCGCCGAGGGACTACCAAACGCACGGCGTTTGTCGTCCCCTCGCTCGAAATAGTCAAAGATTATTTTTCTACGATCAAAGGAGGCGATACGGATGCGGAATGCTTTTACGACTATTTCACGGCTAACGGCTGGCGAACCGGTAAAAATCCGATAAAAGACTGGAAAGCCGCCGCGCGAAATTGGATGCGCCGCAAATCCGAGTTTAACACCACAACCCAAAAACACCCGAACAATGAAACGCGAAAAACAAACTTCTTATAACCGCCCGGCGCCCGTCGAGGGATTACCGGAATCGCCCGAGCTCGAAAGAGCTGTTTTAGGTGCCTTGATTCTTGAGCCTGGTCAACTGCCCGACTTGATGGAGATCATCGGAATTTCGGCCTTTTCTGACCCAAATAATGGCAAGATCTACGGCGAGATGCTCTCGATGTTGGAGCGAGGCGATAAAATCGACCTCTATACGCTTTCACAACGGCCGGAACTCAAAGGCCGGGATATGTTGCGCTACCTCTCGGAACTGACCAGCGTAGTAGGCTCAGGCGCTAACATGCTGGATCATGCCCGGCAGCTCGCAGACACCGAAACCCGGCGGCGTTTATGCCTTTTCGGCTACGAACTCGCGGCACGCGCTGTGTCGGATCCCGACGGCGTTGTGGATTGGGCTACATCAGCGATAACCGCAATTGCAGACCGGGTCTCGCGGCCGGATGACATTGCGCCGTTGTCGGATGTCGTGCGAGCTACCCTCGACGATCTGGAGCGACGACAGCAGGCCAGGCAAGCGGGCGAGTGTATCGGCATTCCTACCGGGTTGCAACGGCTTGACGCATTGACCGGCGGCTGGAGAGGCGGGCAGCTCGTGGTATTGGCAGGCAGGCCGGGAACGGGTAAAAGCGCCACGATGTTGCATTTTGCCCGTGCTGCGGCCGCGTCTGGCGTCTCGGTGTGCATATTCTCGCTGGAAATGTCAGCCGGTCAGCTGGCCGGGCGTATGCTGGTCGGCAGCTCGGGTGTAGATTCGGGAGCGTTTCGCACCGGTAATGTCGACGGTTCGGGGTGGACGAAGATAGAGAAGGCCGGCGCCACCCTTTCGTCTATGCCTGTTTTCCTCAACGACCGGGCTAATATCACGATGGGCGCTATACGCTCGCAATGCAAGGCGATGCACCGCCGGGGCAAGTGCGGTATGGTCATTATCGACTACCTGCAACTTCTCGACACCTCGACCCGCAACCCGAATACGACCCGCGAGCGTGAGATTGCCGCCATCAGCCGTTCGGCCAAACTGCTGGCCAAGGAATTCGACGTGCCCGTCATTCTGATATCGCAGTTGTCGCGCGACATCGAAAAAAGAGCCGATAAAACGCCGCTATTATCTGACCTTAGGGAGTCGGGAGCCATTGAGCAGGATGCCGACATGGTGCTGTTCCTCGATCGTCCGGTGATGTACGGGCGAACCGAGATAGACGCGGGCCGATACGGGATCATTCCGGCCGAGGGGGTGGGGCTGATGCATATCACCAAGAACCGAGAGGGCGCGACAGGGTGCATTTGTTTTCGACATAACGAGAGCCTGACCCGGATAGCCGACTACGACAGCCCCGCGACGGATGTAGCTGAGGAGGCCGAGCCGTTTTGACGCAATACGCAATTTAAGCGCATGAAAATACCCACGTGGGACAAGTGCCCACGACATGAAGGAAAATAGAAATCTGAAAGAATACACCATGAAAAAACGAATATTATACAATCCTCTGACGGATGAATTTGCCACGTTGGGCGATAAGTTTGAGAAAATCGCCCATAATAAGGTCAACGGAATGTACTGTTACAAGCGCACCACCTCCGATGGATTGACCTATTACGAAGTGTTCAAAGCGCCGAAGCGAGTATGCAAAGACGGAGGAAAGCATGAATGCTATCCGCAAACAGCGGAATTCGGATTCGGCACGGCCCTTTGCATCCGGGGCAGTGAGAAGTACACAGCCGACAAAATCGCATTCTATATGGCCAACGGTTTCGAGGCGGGGAGGTTCCGTGCATGACTGGCCGACAGGTGCAAGTAACCCAAGAAACAACTATTTTTTAAAGGATAAAACAACATGAAGCAGATCAAGATCGACAACCAACACGGTATCGGACTGACGCTCGACCGCGTAACGACCACGATTGTAGACAGCAACGGCACACACAGGGGTGATGACGAAATTATCCTGTACGTCCCGGACGCAAGCGATTACGACACGGATTTCATACAGGGCAATTGCGCAATGCTGTGTTTTAGCCCTGCCCAAGCCATAAGATTGGCGCGTAGACTATTGAGGCTGGCAGGAAAGGCAAAAAAAACATAGGCGGATCCACGCCGCCTATGCCCAACCCAAAATCGTAACCATCCTATGAAAGCCACAGGCAAATGTAATTGTGAAACATTAAAAAAACAACTTAAACCATGCAAGAGCAAGACAAGCAGCGGGGTGTGTACATCCCCGAGTATGAAGAAGAGGACAAGGCATTAGCGAAAGAGTGGGCGCAGGCACTTCCCGACGCTGAGCATCCCGGTTATGTCCCCAAAGATTCGGCCATAAATCCGAATATCCGGTTTTGAACCAATGCAAACTAAACTATTATCGAATATGAAAGCAAAGACAAACAAGCACGAAGAGTATATTAAAGCCCACGCAGCCGCTATTCCCCAACTTGAGGCCGCAATCCAGCAACTGAAAGTGGCGCGCCTGGACGTATCCACCGAAAGCATTGCGGACATTGTGCTGTCTGACAGCAAGGCGATCCGAACACAGGCGAAACGGCTTGCCGCCGAAGACGCGAAGCAGATCAAGATCGTAACGACACGGGAGGAGCTCACAGCGCGGGCAAATGAGTACATGAATAGCGTCATCGACAATTCACAACAGGCGATCAAAAATGCGCTGCGTGTCGGTGAGGCTGATGCCCTCGACCCTAAGGCATTTATCGTAAGCGGGGATAAGGTCAAATTGTCTACCGACTGGCTGGCCGACCAGCACCAACGGCGTACGCTCGAAGTGGCAGTAATGCGCGGACGTGTACTTCAGCAATGCGAACAGGTGCGCCGTGCGGTTGAAGCATTGAATACTTTGATCGCGGATCATCCGAGTTTCAAGACTGCGATCCTGCCGGAAGACACGGACTACCGTAGTGTCATTAGGGTATCATACGAAGGCACCATAGAACTCCATCCCGACGCGTTGGATTGCCTCAAAGAATAAGAGAGGGGGGATAGTCCCTCTCTCTTATAAGGCATTGTCGAACGAAGCATTACATTATTCGCAAAGGTAAGGATTATAAACATAATTAGCAAGCGGATAATGGGGAGAAGGACGGAAGGGCGGGCAGTAATTGCCGACTATTCGGTGTGGACTGTCGAATTAAGCCGTGACGAGCTTATGATAATACTGGATGGTCAGAAAAACCACCGGATCAACCGAGCCAAACGAAAACTCCAGTTTCTACGGGCGCAACGCGACCACCACCGAGGGTATGGCCGGATAAGAAATAAACAAATAAATCAAAAAATAAGCATGGAGAAAACAATTAAAACAGCAGATGAAATCAATAGCGAGACTGTATTAGCACTCGAAAAAAAGTACGGCAAACAGGCCGTAGAAGAAATTGACCGGGTGCTTCGGGAATGCCATGAACGGCGGGCAAAGGAAAAGCAACAGGTTAGAAAGATAGTGGATTCTATGCAATTCTAAAAAAATATTCAAAATGGGACATAACAATAAGGTTATCTATGAGGATTCATCAGCAATAGCCGCTCAGCGACGCGCTTATTATAGTTTCATTGCCGACGCTCAGAAAATTATCGATGAAATTACAGCCGCCGGCATTGTTTTCGGCGACGATATTTTAACACGACTTTCCAATGTAAATGATCTTACGGCATTAATTGAAGAACAGGTAACGAAGGAGGCGGGCAAGATGCAATTTGCACTGTCAAAAAAACAATATATGGATAGTGTAAAGCCCTTATACGCACTGGCGGAACAATGGCAAAGGCGCTACACCCAGGCAAAGGGAAACTGCGATATACGAAATGATTTATTCTCAATATCTCAAGGGCATATATTCCTATTTGAGGACAAGGTAGATAATTACCTGAAAGAACAGCATGTTATTTACCTTGATACCGAAGCGAAGGAGCAAGTATACGCCCAAGCCCAGGACATTGTGAACAAGCTCGAAGAACTGGATGCATACCTTCGTGAGCATGGAAATGTCATGCGGGCGGTATCGAGGTCGGGCTACCTGACGACAAATGGCATTATTTCTATCGGCAATAACAATGAGTTTTCCATCAATCTGCCAGGATTTAGATATGTGGAGAAATTTACACGACGTTAAAAATACAAACAGAAGATAAAAAAACAACTAAGGTATTACATCATGGAAAAAGTAAAAAAAGAGATTATGATACAGACCTTAGCGGAGCTTGCAGATATGTTACCCGCTGATGGTAGGAAAAGGGATTTTATCAGCATCCGTATTGCCCGGAGAGGCTACACGATATACAGGATGACCCCTCAGACCACAGCGGAGATCATGACAGCCCGGCATATTAATAAAGAACCGGATAAGAGCGAAGCATGCATAGCAGCGATGGCGCATAGTGTCGCTCTGGCTATCGTTGGCAGCCGCAATGTATTCGCCGGGATCAGAATATGGTTTTTGCGTCGTCGGATAATGCGGCGGGCATCATTGCCCGAGCTGTTCGATGCATACAATAAAACCCTGGCGATGCTTCCTATTGAGGACATATCGCAAATAACCGCTATTATGCTCGGTTTAGCCGAAACGATAGCCAAAGAACCCTAAAATAAACAACCCGCGTTATGGTTTTTACCGTAACGCGGGTAATCCAAACTTGCAACTACGGAGTTCCCTTAGAATAGCAAATTAATGAATTTTTTAATAAGTAGTAATGAGTGCATTATCATTCAAAATAAATGCGGACACCGCAAAGTTAAATAATTTTATCAAATCGCTGAAACTGTTATATCAGTTGTTGGAGAAATTTCCGTCTAACTCAGACGGGTTTAAAGTCATAAATCGCCATATTGCCGATATGGAGGCTCGCGTCGAACAGGCAATGCGCAAGATCGCCCAGATGGAGCAGCAGGCAATGGATGCGGCGTCCAAGGCTACTGCCTCGGCCACGACCGGAACTGCTGGCGGCGGTTCTACGGCAGGAACAGCGGCTACCCAGGCCGAAACTGCGGCATACCATGACCTGCTTGGTGAGCTAAAAGCCGCTAACGACGAAAAAACAAAGGCAATAGCCCAAATTAGGCTATATTCAAATGAGATCGCACGATTAAAAGCGGATGTCACCGCGCTCAATAAGGAAGAGCAGCAGAACGGGCAATTGTCTGCAAAGAAAAGGGCGCAAGTATTGGACGCTGCCGTATCTATCGAGGAATACAAGCAGGAAATATCCCAATTGAGGCGGGAGCTTGCCAACCAAATCAAATTGGAGCAGACCGCCATCGGCTCAATCAACGAAATGTCCCAGGCGCTTACCCGTATGCGTGCGGTGTATAAAAATATGAGCGCCGCGGATCGTGAGGGGGCGCAAGGGCAAACGATGCTTAAAAACATCGAATCGCTCGACACGAAGATCAAAGAACTGGATGCGTCGATGGGCGTTCACACCCGGAAAGTAGGCGACTATGCCTCGGGATTCAATATGCTGGGATTCCAGATTCAGCAGGTTGCCCGCGAATTTCCTGCATTGGCATACGGCCCCCAGGCTTTCTTTTCCGCCATATCCAATAACTTCCCAATGTTGGCTGATGAAGTCGCCAAAGTAATCAAAGAAGTTCGGGCATTAAGGGCGGCAGGCGAGGCGTATGTACCTGTATGGAAGCAAATTGCAAAGTCAATCATATCCTGGCAAACCCTGCTTGTGGCCGGCGTAACCGTGCTTACCCTTTACGGCAAGGAGATAACCAACTGGGTAGCGTCGCTGTTCAAAGGTAAAACGACAATAGACGCCTCTGCCGCTGCACTCGAACGCTTTAATTCCGCTATGGCTCAAGGTTCGGTGTCGGCTCAATCCGAATTAACCAAATTGAACCTGCTGTATAGGGCTGCGACAGACCTTTCCAGGCCCTATGAAGAAAGAGCCGAAGCGGTCAAAAAACTGCAAGACATATACCCCGCTTACTTCGGCAATATGGCTGCGGAACAGGTTATGGTCGGGAATGCTGTCGGTGCTTATGAAAACCTGCGCGATGCAATTATCGAGGTCGCACAAGCCAAAGCCGCCCAGGAGCTCATTACAGAAAATGTAATTAAAAAGTTAAAAATAGAGGGTACAGATGAATATAAACGTATTCAATCCTATGCAGATCGCATCGATACATTACAATCGAAAATAAATGATCTGCAAAGTAAGGGCATTAGCAAAAAGTCGCCAATTATAGAAGGTTTGAGTGGTGCTATTGCTGGTTTGGAAAAAGGCATTGAGCGTGCAAGCGAAGCTATCCGCACGAAATTAGAGCTTCCGGATGATATTCCTAATGATATTCGGGAATATCTTGCAATACTTGATGAAAGCAGCGAAGAATTAGCATCTGTTGCAGAAAAATCATTTATAGGGAAAACCCCCGCCGAACTTAACGCAGAATGGAAAAAAGCCCGCCAAGAGGCCGAAAGCGCAGCAAAAAAAGCCGCATCCGATCAAGAGCGCAATCTAAAGGAGCTCACCAAGCAATTGCAAAAGCTCCGGGACGATGCATTGCAGGCGGAGGTAGATTCCATGAAGGACGGCACGGCCAAGAAACTTGCGCAAATAGACCTCGACTATCAGAAACGTGCCCGAGCCATACAAGAAGCCGAAAAAAAGCTGCTTGAGTTACAAGAAAAGGAAATTGATGCCCAATATAAAAATGATACTTCGTCTGAACGATTCCTCGCCGGACAGCAGATGATTGCGCAGTACAAAGGGAATGTAAATCATTTGGCGCGCCCACTTGTTAAAGCGGCGGAATTGGTAAAAAAAGGCTGGGAAGATGCCGGAGAGGGTATTGCCACCGTTTTCAGCAGCCAATATGGTATTTTGGATGCCAAGGGAAAGGTGACTGAGATTTTAGTCACCCCAATCCTGCCTAATGGGGACATTTTGTCTCCACAGGAATTGGATGATTACATACACTCAAAACTTGAAGGAGCTCAGAATATTCTTGCCGCAGACACCAAAGGTTTAGTTATCGCAGTCAACGTGGCTGCCGATGGGTCTGCCGGCGAAAAATATCATGACCTTCAAAAGGTATATTATGCTGACAATATCAAAGCGGCAGAAGGTGTTAGAATATACACGGAAGCCTTGAAAGAGTTCAATAAAGAACAACGAAATAAAGAGCGGGCGAGTGTATCGGGTATAGCTATAACTCCAGAGGGATTATCGGATGTTGTCAACAAAGAGATTCAAGCGTGGAATGAGTATTTGAGAAAATACGGAAATTTCCGAGAAAAACTACAAGCGACAAAAGAATATTACGACGAAAGAATTAGAAAAGCTACAACTCAGGGAGACAGAGAAAGGTTGAAAAAAGAGCGCGATGCAGCCCTTGCCGAGATTGAAACTAAACAGTCAGACAATTGGATCGCCTTCTTTTCGTGGATTGAAACCATGTCTAAAAGCATGGCATCAAACATATATAACACTTTGCGCAATCAGCTAAACCAGATGCTTGAGGCGGGTAAAATTTCAATAGAAGAATATGTAAGGGCAACACAGCAACTTGACCAACAATACCGCGACAAGTTGAATGAAAGAGGTAGATTTCAAACATATCAAAATCAAGGAATAAATGGCTTGATTGATAACTACCAGAAACTCGGAGATGCCATGCAGCTCAAAGGTGCCAAAACCGGCGATCAAAATGTGCAAGCAATGGGAGCCTCTATGTCCAAAGCAGCAGGAAAGGCATCGGGAGTGATTTCTATGATTGATATGATTGTTACATCAATTCATCAGACAATTCAAGCTATGCAACAACTGACGGATAGTATTGTCGACATGATGGCATCTTTTGGGCAAGATGCAGAAATTGATACAACATTAGGCAAATGGGCTGAATTATCAAATTTGATGTCCGAATTTGATAATCATGTGTATTCTTCGTGGGAAAAATTTAAAAGTGGCGACATAATGGGCGCAGCGTCAGAGGCGACCAGTAGCATACTTGGAGTTATTACAAGTATAAATAAATGGATGGATAAAAGTAAAGAAAGAAAAATACAAAAACTCCAAGATCAGATAGATGCATTATCACGTTCTTACGACAGGCTATCGCGTTCAATAGAAAAAGCGTATTCTACAGATGCGAAAGAGTTAATAGAAGACCAAAATAAGTTGCTTGAGCAACAAAAGTTATTAATTCAGCGTCAAATACAAGAAGAAAAGAGCAAGAAAGACCCAGATAAAAAACGCATTAAAGAGTGGGAGAAACAATATGAGGAGATAACAAACCTTATAGAAGATAATGCCGCAAAGGCGCAAGATGCTATATTCGGTTCAGACATTCAGGCTGCTATCAATGATTTTGCTGAAGCATATGCCGACGCCTGGGCACAAGGAGAAGACAGGGCAAAATCGGCTAAAGACTTTGTAAAAAACATGATTAAGCAAATGGTGATTGAGGCCATGAAGGCCGATATAAAAGAACCTATGCAAGTCATACGCGATAAGTTGGAAGATTTTTGGGAAGATGGTATTATTACCCAAACGGAGGAGAACATCATTGATGAAATGATTAAAAAACTTAATCAAAATTTGGAGGCTTCTTTTGGCTGGGCAGATAAATATTTTGAAGATAATACAGCCTCAAAACAACAAGCAACATCCCGAGGCTTTCAAACGATGTCGCAAGATACGGGTGATGAATTAAACGGTCGTTTCACCGACATTCAAGGCAAAGTAACCGACATCCGAAACGCTGTCATGTCACAACTTCAAATGCGCGATTCGGTCGAAGGAATTATAGAATCAATACACAATTGTCTGAATATGGATTCGAGAATCGACGAATTGTCAGCCGCTTATTACGAAAGTTTGCGTATTGACGTGGAAACCCTTTTAGAGGTTAGGGAAATAAACGTAAGCACCAAAAACATGGATAAGACACTGGGGCGCATTGAGAATGGGATAAATAGCATAAAAAGAAATACCGAAAATCTATAAATTAAATATAGTCTAATAAATTAATATATAAATATTTAGCATTATGACAACTCAACACAATAAGAGTGTAGATGCCATACGGGCGATGGCACTACAAACGGGCGCTTGTAAAAAGATAAACCGCATCCAAGACTTCCCCGACCTAATCAAACTGATGTTTACCCCACAAGGGATCGAGTTCTGCCAGGGTCACAACTTCCCCGCAGTCGAAGTGTTCAGGGAGAACCAAAGCAATCTTCAAGGATTGGAAATATATGTCGACGCTGGCGACATCACGCTAAAGGGCAAGGAATATGTATGCCTGGTCGGTGATACAAAGGCCACTATCGAGGCTTCTCGGCCTCAATTCACGCATACAATCATATTGATGCACGGCGCACGAGCCCAGATCAACGCAAAAGACTACGCCGTGCTGAATATCGTAAATATCAGCGGGGAGTATTCGGTAAATAAGGATGGAACCGTTATTGTGTTATAGATAAAGCCGGGATTAATCCCGGCTTTATTCTACAAAGGCAAATTCGCCTAATAAAACATCAAAAATCATCATGCATTCCCATATAGTCCTTAATCTTATCGCATAAATCTATTATATATATTGGAGTAATGGTATTCAGTGCTTTTAATGCCTTGTATTTATTGCTCATACTCATCTTGGATAAATTTACTTGCCTTAATTGTTCAAATAGATTCTTGCGATCAGACTTGCGTTTTGTCTTATTTAGAGCTGCATAATATAGCTTTGCTGCTTCGTCATATTTACTTATCACAGCGCTATCGCGTTGGTATGACGCATAAATTTCAGAAATAGTATAAGAATATATCTCGGTTTTTATCTTTGCATCCCCATATGTAAAATAAGGTGTGTTTATTAAGCCATAATCAGACCATGCACACCAGAAGGAAATCCAGTCAAATTGTGGGGTTTCAAATAAATTAGAAAAGGTTGTTATTTTAATATCAGAGATTGAATACCGATATTTATAATCTTTACAGTCAATTTTTATTTTATAGGTAATGAACGATACCATACGATAATTGGAATCGTAATTGTTTCGAATATAATCACCTATTTTAGCTCGTCCTGATGCAATTATTGTCCTATTATCGTTATTTCGTAGGGTAATATCAAAATCATCGAAAAGAAGTGCAAACATATTTTGTGCCCGCCCAAATAGTATTACTGCACTATCTCTTGATTCAACAATTTCCTGCACGACCCCCTTTTCATTCGCTTGATGTGGTGTGGCGTGTGTATGTAACAACGGAAATATACTAAGTGCGATTACAAGGCATTCTAAAGAAAACAATCGAATGAACCCTCGCGCATTATCCTTATGCTTCATATCCCTCGTAGTAATAAGACTGTTCGATGCCTTTGAAAATCACCTCCCGATCATCCGTGCGGTCGGTCAATGCCTGGCCGAGCAAGGCGCGTAATTCCAGGTCATTGATCGGGCTGCGCTCCATAGCCTGCAAATACAAATCCTTATCCACCTTCCGCCAGTCCACAACCTGCATCAATCGTTTTTTCAGCATCATGTCGAGCCAAATGCGGGTTGCTCGTCCGTTGCCCTCCATGAACGGGTGGGCGATGTTCATTTCGACGTATTTCGCAATTATTTCCTCAAAGGTTGTTTCCGGCATTTGCTCGATCACCGGGAGGATGGCACCCAGATAAAGGCAATTTGCAAATCGGAAACCACCCTTTGCGATATTCAGCGTCCGGATTTTTCCGGCAAAGTCGTACAACCCACCGAACAAATAGCGGTGAATCTCACAAAGCCCGGCCACGGTTCCGACCTCTATGCGGTCGATGTCCCCCGATTCGAATAGGGCGCGCGCCTGTTCGAGGCTTTGGGCGTCTATTTGGTCTGTTTTCTTTCCCATAATTTATTCTCCCTTCTCCACCTTGATAAGTTTGCCGCAATGCGGGCAGGTGATTGTGTTCGTCGGTTGAGGGGCGAAAAGTTCCGGAACCGATACGCCGAGGGCGACGGCTATCTGTTCAATGCGTTCAAGTGTTGGATTACCCGAAAGCGACTTTGATAAAGCACCCTCGCTAATGCCAATTTTTACCGCAAGTTCTTTTGCGGTCATTCCTTTACGCCTCAATAAATCCTTAAGTTGTAACATAGTTGCAATATATTATAAGTTCTCCAAGTGCAAATATAGGGCAAAATATCCATAAAATACAATTTCAGCAAAAAAAATCGCAATTTACGTAAACTTTCTTGCTCTTTTATTTGGTTGTTAATTTCATTATACGTAAATTTGCATTGTAATAATTGAAGTAAACGTAAAGACTATGAAAGCAACCTACAACCTCTCGAAGATCATGAAAAACGCCTGGTATCTGAAACGCGCCAACGTCTCAATGTCGTTCTCGACCTGCCTCAAGAAGGCTTGGCGCAATGAGAAGTTGGCGATCATGACGGCGAAGATAGAGAACCGCCCGACGGAGCAGCCGAAGGCCACGGAGTACCGCCCCGAGCTGTTGATAGTGCCCGCGGACTATTACGGCAACAGCAGAACGTACTACGGCGACTAAAAAATAGCGAGATTCAACCAAAATCACGATAAAATTATGAAAGAGAACGTAAACACGACGAGTTCCCCGGAAATAGATTGGCGGGCGGAGTATTGGAAAGGTGTACGCGATTACATCGAACAGGGTGATCGCCTTATCAAGGCACAGCAGCGAATAGTCGAACTAACAAAAGAGCTTATAGAATGCCGTGATATTTTGGCCGGCAGGCGCACAATCAATCAATACCAGTGCAAAACCAGCAAACTAAGTTAATACCATGACCACAGCATTAACCCCGTCCGATCTTCGGGCGATAGCCCGCAAAGCGGCCGATTACATTACCTTCCACTGCGACGGCCTCAGCAGGGGATTTGAGATTACCCACAAGGGATATATAGCCTTCATCAACTACGAGGCGAAGATGTGCAACGACGAGAGGCAAGACCTCGTGCTGGTTCCGGCGGTATGGGACGCCGAAGGCAAAGAGTATCCCGATATATCCGAAGCCTTGCAATTAATGTTGAACTAATCATCTACGGTTATGATCTACGAACTATCCTTTGAAGGGTATACGGTGGGGTATTTCCCCACCGAGGCCGAAGCCGTCCACCGGGCAGGTTACCTCCCAAAAGGCAGGTACACGATCCGAGAATGGGAAAGGGGTGGCGATGTTTTGATGTTTCACCCACAAACCAACAGGGAATATGAGTTCACAAACGAATAAACCCTCCGACTTTAACAGCCTTTCGGAACTTTACATGAAAGCCAGCGAAGCCCGGTTTCAATTACTCCAAGAACGTAGCGAATTAGTCATGGAGATTATCGAACTACGGATGCAACTGCAAGAACTGCGGGCGCAGGTATCGCCGAGCAAGGCCGCCCAAAAGCCGAAAGGATTATTAATGAAACTTACCCGATAAAAAACTATTGTATTATGAACAGAGACCAAATTTTACGACGGAACGACGAGATAACTGCGGAGACAGATGCGGTAATACGCAGAGGGAAAGAGATTGTGTCCAAATTGGAGAGCGGCGCAATAAAACCGGATGCTCCACAGGTAAAGGAGGTACTCCAGCAACTTATAGAGCGACGGAGGATCGGCAACGAATTTAATGCAGAACTAACCCGGTTGGTGCATGAACAGAGCGACGAACCCACCCGCACCCCACGTTGA